GTGACGATCACCAACATCGTCGGCATCAACATGACGTTCCTCCCGTGGCAGCTCATCGAGCGCGACGTGGAGATCTCCTACGTCTACGAGGCGAGTGTCGTCGCCGCATGGTGCCTCGAGTACACCTCGGGCAGCCTCATCGTTCCGATCGCCGTCAGCGTTGCCACTCAGAAGGCGATGCAGCAGCAGGCGACCACGAACGCCAACAACGTCAGCCTCAACATCAACTGGAGGTAGAGATGAGCGTCCCCACCTTCGGTGGTTCGCCGTCCGCTGGTGCTGCGGTTCAGCACTTCGCAAGCCCGATCGGTCTTGACCGACTGGTTCGCAAGGAGGTGTCTCTCGGAGTCATCCGCGAGATCCTGCCTCCCCAGGACCACATCGGTCTGGGCATCGCCCCGATGATGGATGTCGCGACTGACGATGTCATTTTCGACTACATCAAGGGCGGCCTGCAGGACGGCCTGTCCCCGGCTCGCGCCGAAGACGCCGAGGCTGAACTGAGCCAGAAGGACGACCTGGTGTACGGCTCCGGCCGTGCGGCCGTGATCGACTGGTCCCTCAAGGACAAGTACACGGCGTCGGACGTCACCCGCTACCGGGAGAACCTGTTCCTGGCCCAGCAGGTCGGCATCAACCAGGGCAACATGCCGCTGAACTTCGTCGGCCGCACCATCCAGGACTTCCAGTCGCGCGTTGCTCGTGACGACGCGATGCGTCGGCGCAAGCTCGACAACCGGATCGAATGGATGATCATGCAGGCCATCGAAACTGGTGGCATCGCGTACAACGACGGGAAGATCAAGTTCACCGTCTCGTACGGTCGCCCGGGTGGCCAGCAGAACCAGGCTCCGGCCGGTGGCCTGTGGGGGCTGGCTGCATCTGACCCCATCGGTGACATCATCGCCATGAACGAGGTCATGTACAGCACCTACGGGACTCGGCTCTCCTCGGCCATCACGTCTCAGCGTGTGCTGAACTCGATCTGGAAGTCGGATCGGTTCGTTGCCCTGTCCGGTCTGATCAACCCCGGTACTGCCGCGACTGGCGCGACCAAGGTCGACCTGAACTACCTCATGCCGGGCTGGTCCCAGCAGGCGGCAATCCAGATCGTCGAGAACGCTACGGGCGTCAAGTTCATCCCGTACGACTCGATCTACCGGACTCGTGCGGTCGGCTCGACCACCTGGGTCAACAACCGGTTCCTCTCGGACAACAAGGTCTACTTCCTGCCGCTGGGTGCGAACCTGTCAGGCAGCGGAGCGAACCAGGGCGTCACCAACACGGTCGACTTCAACCCGGCCGTCACCGGCCTGTTCGACGACACCGAGATCGGTTTCGCCAAGACCCTCACCGCTCCTCACCCCGAGGGCGAGTGGGCGTCGGGGTACTACGAGTGGGAGGCCGAGACTCGTGACCCCTGGATGCACGTCCGTGGGTCCGGCATCAAGGCGTTCCCGATCTTCCCGTACATGGAGTACACGTACACCATGACGGTCCTCTAGGCCTGAAGGGAGAACAGAACAGCATGGCAGACAACGAGAAGCCCGTCTTCCTTCCGACCACTGCTCAGCTCGATCGTGAGCGTCGGCTGGACGAGGAGAAGCTCACCCCGTCGGAGCTCGCCAAGAAGTACGACACCGAAGGTCGCGACTTCACCGGTGACGAGAACGAGACCGGCGCTTTCGTCGGCGTCAATCCCGAGTACCGGAATTACGCTGGCGTCTTCGGCCAGCCATTCCAGGCCGAAGACGGTGCCGAAGCCGAACTCGAGGATCGCTTCACCCAGGGTGGAGCCGTCGCCGAGCGCGTCGATCCCGTGTCCAACCAGACCGAAGGCGGCGGCTCGACCGTACCTCTGGTCTACGCGGAACTGTCCGGTGAAGATTTCACCAACCGGGTCGTGACCGTCGACGAGGCGAAGAAGGAAGCCGACCGTCTGGCCCCCAGTGGGGACAGCACGGCTACGGTGAAGGAGGCGGACAAGGCGCAGGCGTCGAAGCCCGCCGCCAAGACCACCGCTTCCGGCAAGCAGAACTAGCAAGAAGGGTCGGGCAGGGCGATGACGTACAGCGAAACTGAGGATCTGCTCACAGGCACTACGAACGTGCCCGCGAGCATCAATCCTCAGAAGTACGTCGACGATGCATCTGACGAGGTTGATTCAGTCATTGGGTTCAGGTACACGACCCCAGTAGATATGAGTGATCCTGGTCCGGTCATCCGCCCTGCCCGGCTTCTGCTGAAGCGCGTTGCGAACTTCCTTGCGACCGGCCGACTGATTATGGCGGCTGCGATTACGCAGGAAGACAAGCAGCTCAATGCATACGGCCAGAGTCTGGTTGCACAGGCACAGGCGATCCTGACTCAGATTGCTGCCGGAGACATCGTTCTTCCTGGCGCAGATGAGGGCAGTGACAGCCCGCCAATCCAGTCCGGTCCACTGATTTATAACAAGGACATCGAATCCAACGTTGAGGCTTTCTACGACAGAGTAGTAGCTCCTGACGGTCCGCTCGTCGGGACGCCCGTGTGGCCGGGGGTCTTCCTCTAATGGCCAGTAGGACCAGAGGCTTCATTGATGTTCAGATCATTGGAGATCAGCGCGGTGTAGACCACATGCTCAACCGACTTGAGATTGTTCTCAGTCCGGTTGGGCTTGAGGCCTTTTTGCTAAGCACAGTTGAGCCGTGGCTTCAGGAGCGAGCTCAAAACAGATTTGATTCAGAAGGCGACGATGTCGTTGGTACTTGGGCTCCGCTCAAGCCTGCGACTGTTAACATGCGCCAGGAGCGTGGTTACGGTGGAGCTCACCCAATCAACCGTCGTACCGGTGATCTGGAAGAGTATATTGTTGACTCCCCTGCGCGTATTACTGAGCTACCTTCTGGAGCTGTACTTACTACTCCCGGCAACAAAGCCACGGGTGAGCTGGCGGATAAGGTCGAGACTGCGCAGGTCGGTCGCGACTACCCTAATACTGTTCCTCGTCCTGTTCTCGGAATGAACGAGACCGACCTTGCATTTGTTCTCGGAAGTCTTGCGAAGTTTGTTCAGGAGTCAGTGTGATAGAGGCAAACGAAGCAGTCTTTCCTAACAACGTGGTCAACCTTATTGCCGTAAGGTTTGGCTTGCTTGACTCGGATCTTTTCATCACGAGGCGTCCACTGCGTCACACTGATGCAGAACAGGCTATCGGAGTATTCGGATCATCATGGACTCCGAACGCCGAATCCTACGAGATGAAGGGAGCCAACAGCCCTGGTCCGAGCGAGCCGACGCTCCAAAACTACATCATTACTGTTCAGGCTTACGTCAAGGATATGGACGAGGAGAGAGGTCACTCTGCTCACTCGGTCTTGTCGAAGACGATTCGGACCATGCTTTACCGCGATGAGCCTTTGCGTGTAGGGTTGGGAGCGTTATCTTCGAGTATGTTCGGTTCAGTCGAGCGGCTGCAGCGCTGGCAAGTGCGCAACCAGCGGTTCAACTCAAACGAGCTTCAAGGAGACTGGCTGTTCCTCAGTGCCCTCGAGCTTTGGCTCGAAACAGAAACTGTTTGATGACTGAGACGGAGACGATTTAGGTGCCTGACAAGACTGCACCATCGACAGCACCTGAGGAGTCTCAGGTCGCTGTCACGCCGGATGAAGAGGTCGCCGCGAAGGCGCAGACTCTCGACGAGCTTCGCGCGGAGATCCAGCAGACCCGCGACGAGCGCCTGCGCAAGGAGCAGGAGCTTTCGCACGATCTTCGGATGAGCGATCTAGACGTCGAAGAGGCTCGACTGCGGGCCGAGCTCGCCGCCGAGAAGCAGTTGACCGCAAAGGTCGACACCTCTTCCGACAAGACCTTCGACAACGCGGAGGCGGCAATGCGAGCTGCAGTCGACCGCCAGAAGGCGATCGAAGACCTGGCGAAGGCAGAGGCCAAGGCCGAGGCCGACGCGAAGCCCAATCCTCTGACGGCCGAGTTCGTTCCCGATGCTGCTCAGCCTTCGGTTGCAGCTGTGTCGGCTCCGACCACGCCCGCCAAGGCCACCACCACCTCTGGAAAGGCGGCTAAGTAATGGGTTTCTCATCCCAGGCTGGCCAGGTGGTCTTCCGCACGCAGGCCGTGCAGGGAACCTACCAGGCCGACACCGCAACCGCTGGTGTCTCCATGAAGCTCAGGTCCGGATCGCTCGGACCGTCGCGTGAGCTGATGATTCCTGACCCGGAGATCGGTGGAGGTCGAGACGTCAACGACGCTTACCTCGGTGCCGTCTCGTGGTCGGGGGAGTACGAGTTCTACTGCCGTACTGATGCGTTCATGACTCTTCTGTACGCAGCGCTCGGAGTCCACCCGGCTCCTGCCACCGTTACTGGTGTCAGTACGCACACGTTCACTCCTTCGGACGCGGCCCAGTTGCCGTATCTGTCCATCGAAGAGTCGCTCGGTGCGTCGCTGGAGACCTACCAGTACACCGACTGTGTCGTCAACACACTGCACCTCGAATCTGACGCCAACGGATACCTCATGGGAACTGTTGGCATCATCGGAGCGAAGCAGATCGCGGGCGCTACTCGGGCCACTGTTGCTCTTCAGGATGCTACGCCGATGTACGTCGGCACGAACATCGGCGTGACGTACAACGCGGTCAGCTTGCCTGGCAAGTCGTTCAGCCTCGACATCAACAACAACTTCG